TGAACAGTTAATGTTGTAGAGATTGCGTTTCTTACTACTGTGTCGATTGAAAGTCCTGCGTTGTATGCAAGTCTCTCAATTGCTCCTTTCATAACATCACCGAATGATGTGTATGCAAGAATGTCTGAAATAGATACTGCTGCGTCGTACTGTGCGGTTGATCCTGTAACGTTAGTTGCTGACATTGATTGAGCTGTTGTTGGAACGCCCTCTCCTTGTCCTGCTGTAACTAATGCTAGATCTGCCCACTTAGTCCAGTAAACAACACCAGTTCCGTATCCACCTTCGCCTTGTTCTATTTTTCGGTTTACTTGTCCTAATTGTTTGTGAACTAATTTTGCTTCTGCAATCTTTAGGAACAATTTGTCGTAATACCTATTTTTAATAGCTTGAGCGACTGTAGTTGTTGTTGATAATGCACTTGGTAATGCCATAATCGTTGTTTCGAGATTATATAACCAATAATGGCTATACTTCACTCTATTTACTATTTTTTACTACTGTTAACTACCAGTTACCCGATTGCTTGAGATACTTCTCCATTTCGTCGGTGGACATACTATCGGGGTTAACCGATTCTGCCCTTACCCTGGTAGCACTTGAGCCAGTCATTCCCCCCTCTGCTTGTTGCCTCTTAACGTTGATTACTTTGCCTCTTTCTGATGCTATTGCATTAGTTAGGTTTCTAGCGGTTGTAATCGCACGTCTTGCAGCTTCGAGCTTTGTTATTGAGGAGTCTGCTTTTAGCTCTTTATACCCTAGGTTGTCCAGTGTGTTCGAGTATTGTCCCGAACTTGGGTCAAACTCAGGATATTTTTGGTAAAGTAGTTCCATTTCAAGGGCGTCAGCTTTGGTATCTGGTTTAGAGTTAGACTTTTTTGAGGTTGAGGACATTGCTGATTGATTTCTCGATCTTAATTCCTCATTCTCTCTTTCAAGTCTTTTCTGGTTGCCATATATCTCGTTGAAGCGATCTTGTGGTACATACTTACGCCCTGATTCGTCCTCTGCTACATCGTTTGTATTGGTGTCATTATTGGATTGGGTATCCTCTAACTCTTCCTCTACTGGTGACTCAACCGTGGCATCGTGTTCCTCAGTCGTTTCTTGTTCTTCAGGGGCTGATTCTGAATCGAAAGTTTCCTCTTCCGATATGTTACCCTCTTCGTCCGTTACGTCGTGACCGTCAAGGGCTGCAGCTAGTTCGTCTGTTATAGACATAATATTTGTGCAAGGTTTAGAGGTAACCTAGAACTCCCATTTAATACGCAGGGGGTTAAGCTCCCAAGAGGCTAGACTTAAAAAGTCTTAGTAACTAACCTTATTAGCTATTAAGAGTCCTCAAATCAATTACTTTGCCGTATAGTACACGGTAGTACCCTGCAATTGGTGTACCCCACCCACATACCCTACAGCTTATTGAACTGTCTTTATTGTCAATGTACTCGGTGCATTCTTTCCAACGCTCTTTTGTGTGTACTCGGCATACACTACTAACATCTCTATTTTGTGATAGGTATGTTTCACCCTCACCCCAAAACTCTGCATCTCCACTACTAGGAAGTGGTGGTAGTTGACTCTGTGTTTTTTCGTTCATTGTTTAAAAATTCAATATCACTCTCGATAAAACTTAATAATCTCTTGATACCTATTACCCTTTGCCTGCTCTCCTCGACTCCGTCTAGTGTCTCACCCTCTTGTAGTATCCTGTTAGCCAGTGTCTGTATGCTATTAGTGTAATATGTCTTGATATATTCAAACCCCTTATGGTTTGACATATCCTCAAATGCCCCTGCTCTCTCCATTCTTGAATTGTAATCACTCTTTTGTTCTTTGTTCATTTAGAAATCTCCTTGTGGTAATGGCTCGACCTCTGTTATTGGTTGGTTAGGGTCACCACCTGTCAAAGGGTCTTGTCTACTATTAACCATATTGGTTATATCGTCCCCTGTCATTGGCTGTGCTGACGGGTCTTGGTTAGCTTCTTGTGTCTGCATATCAACTAATACCTGATCTGTATCAATTCCTAGGTTAAGTTTCTCGATAATATCCTCTGTTAAGGATTCGTAGTTTAGTTGTTTTTGCTGGCTCATTAACCCTTGTGTCCAAGCTGGGTTTGATAACCTATCAATTGCAATGAAAAAGTTCTCTTGTAGTGCTATAGGGTCGTTAATCGTATCGCTTGATACCCGTGCGATAAAATCATAGTCACCAACTATTGCTGGTTGTATATCCTCAGGCATTAGTTTTAAGAATGCTAGGTCGTTGGTTTTGTTGAACTGTAATTTACCTTGTGTTTCTAAATCACCTGGTATTATTGGTTGCCCCTCCATATCTGTGGTTGCAAGGTCTGTGTTGTCTTTTAGATACTTAATTAAATCTCTACCTAGTATTCTTAGTGTCTGCTCTTCTGTTGTGTACTGTATCCTAAGATCTTTCCAGTGGTTCGCTATTTTTTCTACTACCATTTTTGTGTATAACTGTATCTTTAGTTTAAACTGGGCGTTTGCCTCTTGTTGTATTAACCTAGTTCCTGTTGCTGTTTTATTGGCTGTATTTGCCCCTGTGTTGAGTCCCATTGTATAATCTGTTATTCCACTACCATTCTGTAGTGCAGAAGTTAGATAGTTCATAGTCTGGACAAATGTGCTTCCTGTTACATCTGGTATTGTTATAGGTTCAACTGCGTTCATATCATCAGTTGTTACTATGTTGCCCGGCTTAGATACTAGTGTGTGTAGGTCAACCCCTCCACCTTTGCGGACTTTCCACATTTGGTTTAGGGTTAACTGTACGTTATCAAGCCTCTGGTTAAGTACTGCGTTGATAGCTCTTTGGATTCTGTCTATTGGCTCAATCTCTCCCATTCCGTATAACTCGTTAGGGTAAGGGTAATCAACACCGTATACAATAGGTAATTCACCGTGAAAATATGGGTTTTCTATCTCTCTTATCACTAAGTCGTATTCAGGTAGGTAATCGCACCAACCCTCCCTAGTAAAGCGTCGTAATACGACAATCTCAGGGTTACTTTCGTCTTTCCCGATAAACTCCTGTGTGTTCATCATTACACGTCTGTGTTCTCTAAATTGTAGATCTGAACCTGTAACACTCTGTGATGTTACACCCTCTGTCTTCTCACCCTTATCACCCAGCATTTGCTCTAGTTTTGCTAGGTTTCTGAACCTGTAACACTCTGTGATGTTACACCCTCTGTCTTCTCACCCTTATCACCCAGCATTTGCTCTAGTTTTGCTAGGTTCTGATAATGGCTTCCACCCTTAATCTCGTTCTCGTTCTTGAGTTCATCTAGTGTCTTAAATGTTCTGTAGATAAACCATCTCATCGAGTCCATATCAGTGGAGTTAGGGTCTGGGTAACAGTCGTATATATTTAATGTCTCAAAATTAGGGTTATCGCTTGTTGTTATATTTATTTTTTCTGTACTATCATAAGTCCAGACCATTCTTCCGTTAATCTGTTTAGGTATCATTCTTGTTTTTTCACTCTCTTGAAAATCCCAGTACGTCCTACCAAATGCAGTACCAAAGATAAGCATTGATTTTACGAAACGAACCTGTTTCTCAAACATATTAGCTTGGTTCCAGTCGTACTTAATTAATGCGTTTAATATATGTGTGGTTGCTGTGTCTCCTCCCTCTCTTGGGTAGAATGACCCTGTAGGCTCGTTAGCCACCATTCTTGGTGTTACTGTCTCAATGACTCTAAATATTCTAGGATCAAATACTCTGGCACTGTGTGGGTAGTTATTCTTATCGATAAAAGTTCTGTATAACTCCTCTTGTTGGTTCATTTTCTCATGAATTGGGTCAAGGAATTGTTTAGCGAGTAGGTATTGTTCTCGTATCTCTTTTTTAAGATCCTCTTCGTTTGTGTATTTATCTTTGTAATCTTTTTTTGTATATGGCATAAAAAAAAGCACCTCAACCTTATGGCCAAAGTGCTTGCTGTAATTAAATACAGTGAAGCTATTTGTTTATTATATTATTGCCAAACAAGCTATGTGTCAATACCTCTGCTGTATATGCTACTCCCTCGTGTCCTTTTTTGGGTCGCAACTCTGTAGATTTTGATATAAATGTTATCTTTTCTACAGCACCTCCACGAATATCAAGCACTGCCTCGATTACACCGTACCCTATTTTTTTGATCTCATCCTCCAAACGTATTAAGTGCCACTTATTATCACCCATTATTGTTGCTATCTCTGTTAGTGTGAATTTCTGTTCTATCATAATTAAACCCCTATAACTGAATCGTTAGGTTGATACTTTGGTGTTATAAATGTTGGTTCGTAGTGTTTATGCCCTGCTAGAGCGTATCTAATCGCATCTAAGCTATGATCGTATATAGGTATTGGTGTGTTGATGGTCTTACCCTCTTTATCTGTGTCCCATAGGTAGTTATGATATTCTTTCCATATATTAAGACTCCTCTTAGTTACTGATATCTTCTGCTCCTGTACATACTGAATACCCTGTAGCACGCTCCCTTGTCCCTTAACCGCTGGTTGTATGTTAAGCCCGTACCCTCTAATCTCGTCAATACTCTTAGGTTCAGCACTGTCCGCTATTATCAATGCCCTTGTCTTAACCAGTAGTGTATCAGCTATCTGTTTGTTGCTCAGCCCTTTTTGGTATAGCTCCTCATCAACAATGTACCCGCCATTATAATAATATAAAGATATTATGGTTGTGGGGTCATTTGTGTATCCAAAGTCCATACCATACTTCTCAAGCCTAGCCTCGTGTGGGATGTCATCAACCGCTTTCCAGCCTTTATAAATTCTACCCTCCGCCTCTCCAAGTACACCCTCACCATATACCTTAAACCAGTTCTTGTTCCCTCGCCTTGACTCAATCGTCCTTACAATAGCCTCGTCTAGTTCTTCATTATCTTTATAGGTTAGTGTGAGGAAACTGTAATCATCACGGATATTTAATATTTCTGTGTAGAACCAAAACTCACTGACAGGATTCCAGTCTAGCCATACAAGCTCTTTTGTTCTTATCTCTAGCTGTGTGAATGTCTCATAAGGGATATTGTTTGCTTCGTTTATAAACAATACATCTCGCCTTGGTCCTCTTACTTTACTAGGTTGATCAGCACTGAAAAACTCTATCTTACTACCCGACTCGAACTGATAAGTAAAGTTGGTTTTGTTCCATAGCCTATCATCGAAGTAATTACGATCCCCCATAATATTTAGAAAGTCTCTTATAGCTCCACGCTTAAGGTGAGGAAAAGTTTCTGATACTACTGAATAAGGTGAGGAAAAGTTTCTGATACTACTGAAACAAGTTTATTATCTGTGGACTGTGCATAATCAATCAGCCAGATCAATATACTTATTGTTTTACTCGCACTAGTACCCCCCGATACTCCCCTAATCCTTTTCTTTTGTTGGAATATCTTTGTTGTTGCTGTTGTCTTCTTGTATATCATCTTGTGTTGATAATCCGCCAAAAATTGGTACAGGTAAATCTTTACCATCCCTCCCCGTTAGTTCTTGTCTTAATGAAAACTCTTGTTTCCTTTTTCTTTCCAAGAACCATTTGCTGGTTGCTGGGTCTTTTGATGTACCCTCTTTAACTATTGCGTTATATAGGTTTTTCCTAGCACGAAAGGTTGTATTTTCCTTCCATAAGGCTTTTTGCTCCACATATTGTGTTTCTATTAGTTGGTAGTTATATAGCGTTGATGGTGCTATCTCAGCATATAAACAAGCCTCTACATCACTACATCCCATTAAAAAGGCATCTTTTAATAATTGGAGGGTTTTATCTGTCATCACTGTTGGTTGCCCCGGTCCATCTCTTTTAATTTTATTCGTCATGTGTTCTTACTTCTATAACTTTATTAAACATATCTGTTACAATATCTATCTCTGTAACATTATACCCACCATGCTTTTTAATTGCCTCTTGCAAATCTTTTAGCTTTGTCATTCAATAACCTCCACCGTAACTTTATACATCTTATCTAATATCCCAAATAATTCTTTAACATTCTCAACTTCATATTGACCTGTTTCAAAAGTAAGGATTATAGCTCCATCAGAGTTGCGTGTATCTATCTGTTGACAAGAGTTATGTTTATAGGTATAGTTAGTGTATGAGACCATATAGAACATTCATCAATTTTGAAAATAGTAATCACCCCGGCACTATGTGGTCTCATAACTCTTATGTTGCTGGGGTGGTTTCTGTTTTTGAGAAAGGATTTTATGAAAACTAGAATAATACAAACTCGATTTTGGGATGATGAATTTATCTCCTCTTGTAGCTTAGAAGCGAAGGTGGTTTTTCTGTATTTAATAACTAATGATTCAATAGGAATGACAGGTGTATATGAAAAGCCTGTAAAATATGTAGGATTTTACACTGGTTTAACACCCCAGAAAGTAGAAAAAGCATTAAAGGAATTAGAAAATAAAATTATATATAGTAAAGGGTGGTTTATAGTGTTAAATGCAATTAAATATAACAACTATGCCTCAAACACTAAACAGCGTATGGCTTATATGAAAGAGTGGGATAAAATACCAACACATTTACAACATTATGTTCCATATTTTGAAGACGTAGAAGAATATGCTCCAGAATATAAAACTGGTAACAAATCAAGTTATAAACATAGAGAAATAGCAGAACAAGTTCTTGATAGACAACTAGAAGAAAACGAGGTTGTTCATCATTTAGATAGAAACCCCTCAAATAATTCAATTGATAATTTAGCTGTGGTAGATAAGCAAATTCACATAAATATTCATAATGGTTCTATTAAAGAAATTGATACTACTATGATACTACTATCAGATTACTATGATACTAGACCTAATACAGAAATAAGAAATAAGAATATAGAAATAAGAAATAAGAATATAGAAATAAGAAATAAGAATACAGAAAACAGAATACAGAAAGAAGAAATAGAGGAGGTTAAAATTGAAAAGGTTGAGTATGGTTCTTTTAATGATTTAACAGATGAGGTTATACAAGAAATAGCTGAGTTTTATAAAGTACCTTTTGAGTTTGTATCTGAAAGGCGTGAGGATATGGATATTTGGATGGGGAAAGACCCAAGGAAGAACAAGTACAAGAATTACAAGCAAGCACTACAAAAATGGGTAAGGGATTCAAGACAGAAACTTATAAGTAATAATTTAAAGGATAGAAACAATGCTAAATCAAAGTTTGCAAAAATGGGCTGAGATAAAGAAAATAGTGGATATAACAAGCGACTCGAGAGAAAGTGCTATATGGCAGGTTACTTATGTAGGTTCTAAAATATACCTAACAACAGAAGAAAAAGAGTTTCTTTTAGCGGAACTTGAAAAAGGTGCAAAGTACATAAATATAAAAGACCAAGTCTTAACTGGTGGATTTATAAGTATCTTAGTTAACCCAGAGATGAAAGAACAATCACGATATAAAGATTATGAAGAAACAAAAGAAGAAGAAAGGTTTTGGGATAACCTACGATATGATTGTCCTAAGTTAGCAAGACTTAAAGAGGAGAACAAAATAACAGACGATACAATAATTAATCTTTATAACGGTGGAACTATTACAGATAAAAGTGGTAAAAAATATAGTCTTGAAGATTTTAAGGAGGGTAAGTAATGGTTGAATATAATGCCCTTAACTTTAATGAGAACTACGACGAGGAAATGTTAGCCAAACTTGGTGGTATAAGAAAAATGTTTAGAGATTATGTTAAGAACTTAAAAACACTAAACGATATTACAAAACAAGGTAAAGCCATAACCGATGAAAACCAAAAAGAAACATTAAGAGAGAGTTATAAAAAGGTTCAGTTGGAAATGCAACCTTGGAGAGATATGATCACCGAGTTGAAAAAGAAAGACACAAGAAAACCAGTCTTTTTTGAAAAATCTATATTCAAAGAAAGTGGTGGTAAGGTGGAAAGATTACTAGAATTCAACGACAAAACAAATAAGGCTAAAGTGATTAGTACACAAACC